ACGCACACCACGGCGCCATTCCCGGGTTCAAGCGCAACCTGCTGCTGCGTGAATTCATCGCCTCTGAAGGCTGCTCAATCCAAACCATGAGCCGTGCAGGGCTGGATTTTATGGTGTTCGGGGAGTCGTACTTCCTGCGCAACCGCAACGCCTTCGGCCAGGTGCTGGAAATGGAGCACCTGCCGACGATCAACATGCGGGTCAGAGTGGGTGGCGGGTATGTGATGCTGCTGCCGGACGGTAAAGAAGTGGAGTTTGAGGAACACGAAGTGGAGCACGTCATGAACTACGACGTGGAACAGAACATCTACGGCGTGCCGGACTACCTCGGGGGCATGCAAGCCCTGCTGCTCAACGAAGCCGCCACCCTCTTCCGCCGCCGCTACTACAGCAACGGCGCACATGCGGGCTACATCTTCTACACCAACGACCCAAACCTGAGCGAAGACGACGAGAAAGCGCTGCAAGAGCAAATGAGTGCGAGCAAAGGTGTGGGTAACTTCCGATCGATGTTCGTCAACATCCCGGGCGGCGCCGAGAAAGCGATTCAGATCATCCCAGTGGGGGACTTCCAGGCCAAAGACGAGTTGGAGAAGGTCAAGAACATCACCCGCAATGACGTGATCGCCGCCTGGCGAATGAACCCCGCCCTGGCCGGCATCATCCCGGAAAACAGCGCCGGCTTTGGCGATATCGAAAAGATCGATCGCGTGTACACCAGCAACGAGATATTGCCCATCTGCCAGTTGTTCAACCAGCTAAATGACTCCCTGCGCGATGACAGGAGAATCAACTGGAAAGAACACAAACAACCAGTCGAAACAGCTACTTCTACAGCCTAGAAAAGAGATTACCCCTACAAAATATGGCAAAATGGTGGCTATTGAATGCCCTGGGGAGGGACACCAATGCGAGTTACATGTAAATGCGGGAACAAGGGGAAAATCCGGGATAGCAGGAAGGCATCACCGGATTTTGTGACGCTGTATTGCTATTGCTTAGACGTTCATTGCGGGCACACCTGGGTCGCACATCTGACTTTTTCTCATACGCTCAGCCCATCAGCACAGGCAGTCGACCGGTTGTTGTTTGACCGTTTGAAAGAAATGCCAAGGGCACAGCAGCGGGAAATGTTTGAGCAACTGGGGGCACAGATTACGGCGTAAACCGCCGACTCGCCCAGGGCGAAACAAAGGGAGCGGTTCGATCAACTGGGATCGGCATAGACCATCATGCGTGTTTTTTAACGTCAGCAAGGGCAACCGTCAGATCCTCCAACCGCTGCTCTATATCCCTTATGCGTTTCTTTTCTTCAGCAGCGCTTTGTATCTCCCGTCTATCCGCCTCTTCTAAAGACCGAAATAGAGTAAGAATTGCCTCTTCCTGAGGGCTGGTGACTACCGTCTCGGCAATTGGAGCAGAAATACCTCTCATCATTGCCCCCTCTCCAGTCAAGAGCCAATCCAAAGAAACCCCCTCAACCTCGCTAACACTTATGCATAACGCATAAGGAATGGTTTGACGGCTACGCCAACTCCCCAGCGTCTGCCGGTTCACATCCAGCTTACGAGCCAGATCGCTATCGCTATCGACTGAAAAAACCGTCATCAGGCGTTCAAGCACGTCGTCCAGAGACTTTTTATGCATAGGGAGTAAATACCGCTTGATTTATTTAAATGGAATAAATAGGCTTATGCGCAATGAGTACATCTTAACCAAATAGGAACACATCAACCATGAGCCAAGCGATGGAGAAGCGCCAGATCCAGGCACGACTGATCGAACGCGGCAGTAACTTTCGCCAGTTCGCAATGAGCCACGGTTATGGCACACGGACAGTCACACAAGCCGTCCAACGCTGGGCTGGACATGACTCGCTGCCTCAGGGACGACTTACATTCTGCATTTTGCGCGATCTATCAGAATTCATTGGGGAGGAAGTGCTGCCGGGAATTCTTACTGAAAGCATTGAGCGACCGTCGAAAAATAGCGCGACCGCACATTAACGGCACAGGGCCACATGGAGAAGTAGAAAATGAATTGCCGAATTCTAGGGGCACGCAAGGAAGCGATGAGCGCGATCATCTGCAGTGTTGGCGGAGGGGTAAATGCAGCGGCTCACCTCGACATGCCGAAAAAGAAATTCGATAACCACGCTTATCAAAGCGCCGGTTGCCGCCCTTTGACCGATGCCCAGATTTACCAATTAGAACAAGTCGCTGGCACTACGCATTATCCCTCATACATTGCCGGGATCTACGGCGGCGTATTCGTTCCTGTCGCTGAACCTGACTCATTGGACAATGTTGAGCTGTACACCAGGTCTGTGCAGACCGCTGCCAAGCGCGGGACAGTCGACCAAATCATTGCCCAGTCGCTCGAAGACGGAGAGATAAATCAAACAGAAGCCGATTCCATCCTCAAAGCTGACAGCCTACATATAGCTGCCAGGCATTCGGAAGTACTTGCCGTTATTGATCTATACCGCGCCAAATCGGGGGTGACGCAATGACCTGTTCAAAGGCTGCGAGGCTTGGCCGCTTTGGTTTTCAAGGCTTTGATCGCGGCGACCTCAACCCTGAAGTGCTCGACTCTCAACAAGACATCATCAAAGTTGACACTTACGTAGTCCTCCATCAGTTCTTCCTTGTTGCTGCCATAACGCCCGACCCAGAAGTCGCCAGGTGTTTGCCCTTCTAATGCCTCACGCAATTTCAGGTAGTAGTCATCAAGCTCCTGTAAACGCTTTTCAATGATTCGCTTGCTGTAAATCGCCATCCATTAATCTCCGAGGTTTTCCATGTCAAACAGTAGCCTACCAGTACCCTTCCTTTCCCATGAAGAAGCATCAACCCTTGACGAGCACTTACTCAAATCCACTCACCACCTTATCGATCTTAAGTGGGCCATCCTAAAACAATGGGAAGCAGACACTTACACAACGACCCACGTCCAAAAGCATCTCTTTGCTGCCCGTGACTCGCTTAACGAAGCATGCAACGTTCTGGAATCGGCACAGCTGCGCGCCACCACTCGATAAACCAAACGCAGCAAGCTGCTCACCACTCTCGTAAGCCAAACATTTTTCTATTCCTTACCCCACCTGCTGTGGGTTTGGGTGAGCTTTGCCTGATATCGAGGTTTCACTATGGGAAACGCCGTGATTGTCACCACACAAATGCCTCCGGCCCACGCCGAAGCGCTACTGGCTGCCTTACGTGCGCAGTACCTGATGAGCCTGAACGAACACTGGTACGCAGACGAATATCGCTACGTCCCTCAGATCGCACGACACAAATCGATCCTCGAAAGATCCCCTGTGATGGCAGCCCAGAAAAGCCTGATGGCGGCCCTATCCCTCAGCCTTAAAGCAGTGAAGCAATCATGAGAGACGATCTCCGTCACGACGTCCTGCAGCGCCTCGAGCACGACTACGGTCTGAAACATCGCCCAAGCACCGACTACATGCGCGGTGGTACTTGTCCTAAGTGTCACCAGAAAACCTTGTTCACCCGGCACACCGCGCCTTGGCTGGTGATCTGCGGTCGCCCTGAAAAGTGCGCCCATACGGTGCATGTAAAAGAAATTTACGACGATCTGTTCGAGGACTGGAGCAAGCGTGCCCCGGCAACCGAGAACGCTCCAACCGCTACAGCACGGGCTTACCTAGAGTTTGCCCGCGGCTTCGATATTTCATTGATCGGCGGCTGGTTCACGCAGGAAACGTACTACTCCAGCCAGCACGAAGCTGGCAGCGCGACAGTACGCTTCGCCCTGGAGAAAGGTGGATATTGGGAACGCCTGATCGATCGCCCTTCCCGCTTCGGCAAGATGAAGGCTCGCTTTAAGCCCGGTGATTCCTACCGTGGCGTCTGGTGGTGCCCGCCGTCCATCGATCTGCTCGAGGTCAAAGAGATCTGGATCGTCGAGGGGATCTTTGATGCGATCGCCCTGGTGCATAACGGGATCGCAGCAGTATCCGCCATGTCATCCAATGCCTTTCCGGAACAGTCTCTGAAAGCGCTGCTGCGCGATCGCACGGACAAGCTGCCGAAACTGGTATGGGCGCTCGATAACGAACCAGGTGCGCATGGCTACACCCGCCGCTGGGTCCGGATGGCCAGGGAGCTGGGGTTTGTGTGCGAGGCCGCACAAGTCCCGCAACGCGACGGGCGCAAGGTCGACTGGAACGACCTACACCAGCGCTGGGCCTTCATCGACGACGAAGCTAAGCGATCGGACCAGATCGCGACAGACATCAAGCAGGCTCGTCACTTGGGCGCCTTGCTCATCGCTGAGACCGCCTCCGAAAAAGTCCTGCTCATGTACGACTGGAACAAGCGGGTGGAATTCCACTTCGGATTTGGCAGCCGCCTGTACTGGTTCAAGTTGGACATGGAGAAATTCAATCGGGCCACTCAAGACCTTG